TATAGATTTAAATCTACCAAAACTTCAGAGAGAAACCATTGATGGAATTCGTTATTATAAAATTCCAATTACGGAAGAATTAGAAAGGTTTGTTTCAATTACATCTGTTACATCACATTTCAATAAAGAAAAATTTGTTGGATGGCGAAAACGAGTAGGAGATATAGAGGCAAATAGAATTACTAAGGCAGCAACAGATCGTGGAACTGCCATGCACTCATTGGTAGAAAACTATCTACTAAATGAGCCCTTAAAAGATTATTCTCCTCTTCCTAAATTACTATTTGATATTGCTAAACCAGCTCTTAATGAGATTGGGGATATCTATGGTATAGAACTAGGTATGTATTCCGAGTATTTTAAAATAGCTGGAACTACTGATTGTATTGCTGATTTTAGAGGAGAATTAAGTATTATTGATTTTAAGACTTCTAAGGAACCAAAACCAAGAGATTGGATTGATTCTTATTTCGTACAGGCAGTTGCATATAGCATTATGTTTTATGAATTGACTGGATATGAAGCAAAGCAACTTGTTATTATAATGGCTTGTGAAAATGGCGAATGTGAAGTTTACATTGAGAAAGACATTCAAAAATATCTAAAATTACTTGTTAAATACATTAAAAAATTTACTGAAGATAAACTAAATGAATATCAATCCCGCTGACGAACTAAAGAAAGAACTAGAAAAGAAGTTTCTCTGTACTGATAAATTTGCCCAGGCAATTGAGACACTAGTTCAAAAGAATCCAGAACATAATTATATTACCGCAATTGTGGAATATTGTGAAAAGAATAATATTGATTTAGAATCTGTTCCTAAGCTAATTTCTAAACCACTAAAAGAGAAAATTCGTTGGAATGCCACTGAATTGAACTTTATGAAAAAGACATCTAAAGCAAAGTTGCCTTTGTGAAATTGACACCGCACGATACATATAAGTCTTATCTGGCTCTGAAGCAACATTTTACCAAAGATACTTATGATTTTCATAGGTATCACGGGCATATTAAGGCATCTGAGGCAACATTTTATAAACGAAAAGATAGATACTTCTTTGAAAAATTATCAAGACAAAAAAATGATAATGAGATTATAGACTTCTTTGTTTCCAACTTTGTTTCATCAGATGATCCCCAATCATTATGGGTGGGTGATATTATTAAATCTGGTGGTGATACTTACTTTGATTGGAAGAAACGAATTGAATCATTGTCTTATGTTTTTGAACAGGAGCTTAAATCACTTACTGAAACGGAACACTTACTTAAATTAATTGAGGTAAGTAAAGGAAGACATCCAAGATTACTTAAGGAGTATTTAAGGAAAAATGTATCCATAGAAACACTGGTTATATTGGATTTAATTCTTAATTATCGGAAAAAGTTTGATGCTGTTCTTGATGACCCAATTTGGAAAATTGTATCTAAAAAGATGAGTAACTATTCAGGATTTTTGAGTATTGATGTTGATAAATACAAAGAGATTTTGAGGAGAGTTGTGATATGACGTTTTTTAATTCTGAAATAGTTCAAGATGAGATGATGGAAATAGAGCAAATGCAACAAACTCTTTATGGGCATTTGTTTAATTTCGCTTCTTTATCAAATGAAGATAAAAAAGAGCACGTACATATTATGAGAGAGTTGGTTAACAAACAAAGAATCTTATATACTAGGTTATGTTTATCTGATGACGAAGAAGCACAAGAAATGAAAGAAGCCATTACTACTTCGGCAATTCATTTGGGGATGCCAAGAGATATGACTATGGATACTGTATTTGAAAATATGGAAAAGTTAATTGATATTATGGAAAGTCACGTTCAATAATGATATTGGTTGGTAAACCACTAAGCTTCCACAATAAAAAAACTATCGTATACATCGTAAAAATTATGTCATTTAAAGATTTAAAGAAGGCATCCTCCTTGGGTACTCTTACAGAGAAGCTCATTAAGGAAGCCGAGAAGCTTGGTGGTTCTGGTTCTTCAGAAGACCCCAATCTATTTAAGCTAGAAACAGATAAGGCTGGTAATGGTCGTGCAGTTATTCGTTTTCTTCCTCCACCAGAGGGTGAAGATTTAGCTTTCGTTCGTCTTTACAATCACGGATTTCAGAATAATGGTAAGTGGTTCATTGAGAATTGCCCAACAACACTAGGTAAAGATTGCCCACTGTGCAGTCGCAATAGTGAACTCTGGAATTCCGGTTCAGATTCAAATAAGGAAGTTGCTCGTAATCGTAAGCGTAAGCTATCTTATTATTCAAATGTGTATATCGTAAATAATCCAGCTAATGTTGAATTAGAAGGAAAGGTTATGGTGTATAGGTTTGGTAAGAAGATTTTTGATAAGATTACTTCAGTAATGAAGCCAGAATTTGAGGATGATGTTGCTATTGATCCGTTTGATATGTGGGCTACTGGAGCCAATTTCAAGATTCGGGTAAAGCAAGTAGCTGGTTATCCCAATTATGATGATAGCTCATTTGATACTCCTTCGGCTCTTCTGAATGGAGATGATGTTAAGCTAGAACAAGTTTGGAAGCAACAGCACTCTCTTCAAGAGATTGTCTCCACAGATAAGTTCAAGTCCGAGGAAGAATTTGTAACGCGTCTTGATTACGTTCTTGGTGCTAAGTCTTCTATTCGTGAACAAGAAGAAGAATTGAATTCTTATGCTGAATCTCCTGCACAAGAAACCGATATTCTAAAGGAACTAGAAGAGTCTTATTCACGTAGTAAGACCACTTCAGTTAATACTGAAGATGAAGATGATGCTCTAGCATATTTCGCTAAGCTAGCAGAATAATTAAGTTTGTAATCTGATATTATCTCCTCTTTTTAATGTGGGGCTCACTACTTGTGAGCCTCCTTTTTTGTATGGATACTCATCATCCATATCACTAAGAATAACATTAAGATAAGATGGTTTTAGTAAAAATATATTTCGTTTAGCGTCTTCTAATGTGCTTTCATACTGATAATTAGTGATTGGCACTATTGAACTTTGTGTTACCATTGTTCCTAATGTATAATCATAATAAGTTATTGAAAAATCTACTGGTACTTTTAGTCCAGCAGTTAATATAATGACTCCCTGAGTATTTCTTAATTCAGTGGTTTCATAATGATGTATGCCAGAGTATAAGGTATCATAAGACCCATACTTAGCTAACATAATTGTATCAAATGAATTTTGTGATAATGGCCATTCGGATTGGATGTTTACAATATTATTTGCAAGTAGAATAACCCAATCAAAAGTAGAATCACCATAAATTTGTTCTGCTATATTATCTGGTCTTTCGTTTCCTATAATTTTATATTTTGTAAAGAATTGAAGATGTTTAAAGATATCCTCACGAATTTTACCACGCTTAAATAGATTCTTTACTGTGATATAATCTGAAATTTTAGCATTTGGAAGACGGGAAACATAATCAAAGTCCGGAACGTATCTGAAGTAGTGTGACATTTTAGTATCCTATTTCGGCCTTATCTGTTATTTCACTATAATCATCAGCATAAATCGGAGTAAGTTCTTGAAATGATAATGAAAGAACATAAGATGTCATTGTTGCTGCGGGATCAGCATAAGTCATATAGGTATTAGATGGAGTGTAGTTAACACTCATTCTTTGAAGAGCGCATTCTTTTATTCGGTTTATTGATTTATGTATGGTATCTTTTTCACCATACATATATTCAATTCTGAATACGTTTGGTGATTTTAGGAATAAATCACCAACCCCTCGTTGAACAGCAGATGCTTCCTTAAATGCCCTTATTATTGACTTAACCTGTTTTGCTTCAGGTTCGTCTCTTGGAGTTAAAGTAAATGAGAAATCAAATGGCCTAAGTTGTGGTCCCTGAAATAGTAACTCCATATTAGGATTCCATATAGCTCCAGTTACTCTTGATAGTAGGTTACTTTGTGATCCGACTGCATTCTTGGCAAGTTCGGTTTTAATTGCAGTTAATATGGATGATGAACCATTTTTACTTCCAGCAATCATCGTATCTATCATTTTCCCTACTGCATCGTCAGTATTCTTCATTATCCCCAAAGATACTCCAGCGGCACCTAATTGTATTGCATTCATTGGGTCCGATGTCCAATTTACTAAATTGCTATCCATTATAGTTGGTTGAATTGGTAGGAATATATTTCCCTTTAATTCAGGAAGTGCCCTTGTTGTTTCAAATCCAATTGCACTTTTAGATATTCCACGATTGCCATATTTTAAAATAGTGAATTTAAGATAATCTTGACCATTTTTTAATATTGCTGTTGGATATTGAAATGGACCATAATTATCCCTGGGCTTAGTACCCTCCGCTGGGGCAATATCAAGAGTATTTAAATCTTGTAGTGTTGGTGCTGGATCTGGGGGAGCACTACCTCCTGCTGGAGGTGGAGGAATATTTGCCAATGATCTATAGCCGGGTGTCTTCTTTAAATCTTCCAATCGTTTTATTTGGTCTGGATTTTTTGCTAATTTAGTATATTCAGTTGCTATTGCTAAGGTGGCTTTTTTTGTTGCATCGATTACATTCTTATTTTTTCCCCCCCCAAATATTGCGTCTACTCTTACTTTGTCTCTGGGAGTAAGAATATTTGTTGATGAAGAATATGATGCTATTGGGGTACCACGGACTCCAAATAGGGCAGGAACATAAACATCAAAATCCCCATTCAATGTATTAGTAACGATCACTAAATTAGTAGTTCCACTAACACCACCATTAACAGTTTTAGTATATGTTGAAACATTTGGAAATGTTGTTTCATAATAATCTCCTGTTCCATCGCCTATTTCCGACCATCCAGGGGCAGCAACTGATTTATGTGGTGGTGCCATTTTTATTATTTCTAACTATTTAGTGAATATAATAAAACCTAGCCATAGGAATAGATAAGACAGCATCTATTTCTCCTGGCTTTACATAATAAAATTTACTTAAGACTCTACCATCACCCAACTTATAATTACGAATTTGGTCCCAATGAAATGCATAACCAGAGAATCCCCACTTATGCATATGAGTAATAGTTGTTACTGGATGTCTATCATACCATTTTTTTCTTGTTCTAGCTTGATATACATATACATATGTACTACCGACATTTAAGGTTTCTCTAACTCGTCCAGCCTTAGATAATATTTCAATTAATTTATTATTATACCATTCTGGTGTTTGATTTCCTGGAAGTTCTCTAATTCGTTGAATTACTTTGACCTGTTCAACCTGTTCGTCATCATAAGTTACGGTTACAGTATCAAAGAAATCTGGTTCTCCAACACCAGGAAGATTTTGAATTTCTTCAATTATATTCTGGTCACCAATTAATTTACGCCATAAAGGCATTAAAATATTACGGAATATTTTAGTTACCTTTTTTTTGGCCCACGATAATGGTTTTCCGAACATTATTTTATTCCAAGTTCTTTTTCGGTTAGTAACATAAATTCAAATTCATTCCTCTCACAGAATTCTTTTGCTGCTTCCCATTTTGCATTATTCACGGAATATCTAATAGATTCGTTGATAAAATTCTTAGTGACTCTTGATTTTTGCTTTGGTGGAATTGTTTGCCTTGCTGGTTTTATCTCACACACATACTTAGTCACGTTGTCCTCAGAATTTTTTATTTTAATAAACAAATCTGGATAATACCTATGTCTTCTATTGTCCTTGGGTGAGATATAATAAATGAAGAATTCTTCACTACCCCATTCAATTATATTCTCGGTTAAATCGCACCACTGAAATGCTCTATATTCATAAGAAGAACGAAACACAACATTGTGTGGATTCCCCATATACTTATGTGGATTTTTTAATTTATAAAAACCCTGAACATAGTTAGCCAAGCTCTAAATAATACATAAGATGCATATTATTTAGAGATGGGTAAATCACCAAAACCAAAAATATATAAAACTAGTGAAATAAAGAGTTTGTTATTGCAACCTGCACTAACTTCTCATTATATTGTTGATGTATCCCCCCCAAAGGAAGTTCAGACGTTTATTGATCATGAGGGTAGATTTGATGGTAGATATTTTACTGCAATGCCAGTAATAAATCTAGCTTGTTGTGATGCTAGTCTCCCTGGAAGTACACTTTATACTACAGATGTAACTAATGATTATACTGGAGTTACTGAAAAAATTGCATATCGTAGACAATATGATGATAGAGCAGATTTTACTTTTTATGTAAATACTAATTATGATGCTATAGAATTATTTGAGGGTTGGATGAATTATATATCTGATGAAAATCCAACTAGGGCCACTGATGCAAAATCCAAAGCTAAAAGTTATAGTGATATAACAATACCATATAGATTCAACTTCCCCAGCAAATATAGAACTTCAATTTTCATTACTAAATTTGAGAGGAATTCTGGTTCTGGAGAAAAAGATCAAAAAAAATTGGATTATGAATTTATAGGGGCATATCCAATCTCAATTACTAGTATTCCATTAAGTTATGAAGCGTCTCAATTATTAAAATGCACAGTATCATTCACATATATTAGATATGTTAAGGGAATTAAAATAGGTGACACTACAACTCCTATAGACCAACAAGAAAATGTTGGATTAAATGATTTACCATCTATTGGTTAACCTAAATAACAGTACATATCATTAATTAACTATGGCTTTACCTAAAATTTCTGTGCCAACATTTGAGTTGGAATTGCCATCAAGTGGGCAAGTAATTAAATATCGTCCATTTCTAGTGAAGGAAGAAAAACTTCTTCTACTAGCATTAGAATCCGAAGACACTAAACAAATTACAACTGCAATTAAGACAGTAATTAAAAATTGTATTACTGAAAATATCAAGGTTGAAACCCTACCAACATTTGATATTGAGTTTCTATTTTTAAATATTCGTGCTAAGTCTGTTGGTGAAGAAATTGAAGTGACTCTTATCTGCCCTGATGATAATGAGACAACTGATACAATTAAGATTAATATTGATGAGATTAAGGTTAAGACTGATGAAACACATAATAAGAAAATAAAGATTGATGATTCTATTTCAATGGAAATGAAATACCCATCACTGAATCAATTCATTAAGAATAACTTTGATTTTAATAGCGACAACAACATAGATCAATCCTTTGATTTGATAGCTAGTTGTATTGATAAGATTTATACTGAGGAAGAAGTATGGGTTGCTGCTGATGTTACTAAAAAAGAGTTAAATGATTTTCTTGAGGATATGAATAGTAATCAATTCAAGGATATTGAGAAATTCTTTGCTACAATGCCTAAATTATCTCACGAGGTGAAGGTAACAAATAAAAATACTGGAGTTGAAAGTACTGTAGTGTTAGAAGGGTTATCTAGTTTTTTTTAGTGTGTATGAGTCATAATACTCTAGAGTATTATTACAGATTAAATTTCTCATTAGTACAATTCCATAAATATTCTCTTACTGAAATAGAAAATTGGATGCCCTGGGAGAGAGAAGTATTCGTTGGATTATTGAACCAACATCTTGAAGAAGAAGAGTTAAAAAACAAAACAGCCAATAGGTAATGAATACAAAGGAGTTAATTGCATATAAAGCCCAACAAATTCGAGAGGACGCACAAAGGGTTGTTCCTCCCGGATTTGTATTACTTCCTGCTAAAATTAAGGTATCTGATGACGTAGAGAAATTTTATGGTGATGATTTATATGATTTAATGTGGGAAGTTGGGCAGCTCATATCAGAGAAGAAAGGAAAATATTATCAGGCATTTGATGTTTTATATAATATTGGAGGAAACATCAATAATTATAAAGATAAAGAGTATGAGGGGGTATTAAGCAATAAAGGAATACTCAAAATCCTTGAAGAAGGTATACAATGTATAAAACGTTTTTATGTCCTTGCAAAGATAATAGTTAAGAATGCAGAGGATGAAATAAAGATAATAATAAATCGAAGACCATTACCAACACCAAACGCATCTACCACAACAGTAACTAATACTCCTCAAACTCCAGCATCAGCTAATACTCCTCAAACTCCAGCATCAGCTAATACTCCTCAAACT